GCTGTTTAAGAATTCAATTGGACTAGGGTTAGAGACCACAACAGACTCGTCAAGTACTAATTCAACAATCTGATCGCTAGTCATCGATCCGTATTCGCCAACACGCAATGCCCATTCTTCATAGATGTCAATTTCACTAGTTAAGTCATTGACCTTAGCGTTAGTTAAACCAGTAATAGCGTTTAGCGTTCCCTTTTCTTTGATATAACCTTGATAGAATTTAACTTGACTTGTTTCGTCTAGACCAAATTCGCTTAGGTAAGGGCGTTTGCGGAAGCCGATCAAGCTCGTGCCGTATCCCTCAAAGGTTGAGTCAGCTGGCAAGTTGTCAACATCATATGCTTGTTGTAAACGAGTTGCATTGTATGCAAAGTTTGGTAGCAAACCTGTTTTAATATCAGAACCGTTGATTAAACGCCATTGCTTGTCTTGAATAAACGATGGTGCACCTGCAATGTTACTTAATGCAGTATAATATTGATTCTTGTACTCAACGATGCTGCCTAACAAATAGTCAACGCCGGGTTGCCACGAGTCAACTTGTGAGTTGTTGAATACAAAACCTGGTGGGTTAAACGCACCTGTCCATCCACTTGTTCTGTTGCCGATTAGTTTCAAACGGAATTGTCTGTTGCCCAATTCTGGAACGTACAAGATGTCGTTGAAAACTGTAACATTGTCAAACAAGATTGCATGTTCATATTGTACCACAGTTAAGTCAGCAAAGCAGATTGTCTGCCCTTCAATAGATTTAACAGTGAACTTGTTGCCGTCGCGGATTTCTGTGAACTGCGTGTTCTTAATATAGTTGCTGTTTTGATCAAGCAACTTAGTTCCAGACGGAATGTTTTCAATTTTGCTTACTACACCATCTGGCTGTACGTTTGTTAGCGAATCAAATACTGGGCTCAGTACAATAATGCTGCCCGGTTCCCAGCCTTGTTGGCTCCAATTCAAGAACTCTTTGGCGCTTAGTGCCCAATTACGTGTCTCACCAAGTCGTGCATCTTGTTCAGTAAACACAAAACCTTGAGACACCAAGTAACGTCCGTAGCCAATTAAGAAGTCTACAATTTCTTGAGTAGTGTTAAACTCGTAGCCATATGGAACTGCAATCTTACTACGTTGATAGTCTTTGTATACGATTGCTCTGCGCTTTAGTGCAGAGATAGTGTAGTAGTTGTTGTTTACCTGGCTAGGAATAATTGTAAAGTAAGGGTTATTTTGATTATAACCGTTTACAGTATATCCATTTTCAGTGCGCTGAATCGTGACCGCGCTATACACCGCCTTGCGAATTGGTGTAGACTGATTTAGTTGGATGCTGTAATTTTCTGTGGGGATAACAATACTGTTGTTGGTATTTGTTGGAGATCCTTGTTCAGCAAGCACCTGGATAAATTTCTTATCTGTGTAGCCGCCAACTTTGTATCCCAATTGGATATCAACGCTATTCAGATATGTTTGAATCTTAGCGACAGGGTCGATTCCTAAATTCAATACATAGTCACGAATCCAGTTTAGGTAACCTGCTGAACGAACTACAGTGCCAGAAGTTGCATCACCGTTAATAACAACTGTAGTAGGAGTAATACGTTGATGTGTGTCGTTGTTAACTAACTGATCAATTGTTGTATCGCGGTAGTAGCGATCAATATTAATTAAGCTACCAAAGTAATAACCGGGCTTGCTTAGTGCCAATGCGTACTGAATTGCAAATGGGAAGTTACTGCTGGTTCTCCATGCAAATTCAGTTGGGCCTTGATCGCCTACACTGTAGCTGCTGTTTGCCTTTAAGCTGTCAAAGGATGCTGTAGCCCATTGCTCAGGACTCAACAAATCTCCATAAGCATCAACAGGGATAACTCGGCTCAATCCAGGGCGAGCAAAACGTGTGTCGATACCCGCGCGGGTACCTGCATGGATATAACCTGCTTCTAGGTCATCCCATAGCAGAGTGTTGCTACCAGTGTAAGGTGCTGCTCCGTAACGATCTTCCCACCATGTTGGCTTCTTACCAAAGCCTAGCATTTCCCATGGGTGTGTGTTAGGACGATATGTGTCAAAGTAGTAGTTAAAGATAGCACGCCATGTGCCAGGCAGCATTTCTCCGTCTAAGCGGTCTTTAAATTTCTTATAGTTCCAAGTCCATGGATCGTTGCTGCTAAAGTACTTGTTTGTGCTGTAGTCAACTTTGTTGTCACCTACCCAGCGTAGGAATCTATTACCAAGGATCTGGTTAAATTCAGACAAACTGTAATCTGTGTCACGGAACTTACCAGGTAAGTGATCGTACAAATCAAAGATGTGAGTTTCGTAGTCAATCTTGATGTTATTGTAGATACGCTTTTCTAGTTCTAGCAACAGTTCATCGCGAATGTCGCCGAACACTGGGGTAATGCTACCGTCGTGACCTTGGATAACTTCAACTGGTGTTAAGTAGCTGTCGTCCATAAAACGCTGAGGAATAAACTTAGGATATAGTCCTAGCTTGCTTGGTGTTTCAGGAACAAAGCTGCCATCGGTGTCATGGTATTCGTGGATCACAATCTTATCACCAGCAGTTAAAGTGATGCTGCTGTCAATGATAATAGCACTACGATCTTGTGGGAATGTAAATCCAACTCCGTTAACAAGTTGGGTACCGTTTAGGTATACCAATACACTCTTGTTGCTTAGTGCTGTGTCGTTAAACACTTCAGTGATCTCGTACTGCTTCTGGAACGGGTTAATAACGCTGTAATTGATAACGTTACGGTTGTCCCCGTAAGGAACCATGTCACTGTAGTACCAAGGGAAAGTCTTGTTCTTAATAGTGTTAATGCTCTTTAGAATCTGATCAACCATGCCAGAGATATTGTTATAATCAATATCGTTTAGTTTAGTTGCCAGCTCCAAGAACTTGTTTTTAAATCGTGTGTATTCGCGGCTTGCTAAGTCTAAACCGTTTGCAAAGCTTAGAGTCTTATCAGTTAAGAAGATATTGCTGTACATTGCCGGGGCCGCTTGTTGAACAATGCTACCTCCGTTGCTCTTGTACACAATGTCACGAAGTCCACTGAAATTAGAACCCGCATCAACTGCTAGTGTTGTGTTCTGCTCAATAACTTTAATGTGGTTACGAATTTGTCCTAGAGTTAAAGATGCAAAGTTTGCATTCTTGGTGTTAAAGTCAAGACTGTGCGGAATTTCATAGTAACCAATTTTGCTTGCTGTGTTGGCATTATAAATTAAAATATCAACTTTGTCGCCAACAGCAAGCAACGTGTAATTAACACGGATAACTGTTCTTGCACCAACTTGGGTATATTCGTAGTCAGTGCTTTTTAACAATTCGTTGTTAACAAACACTTTTGTATACGGCACTTTATTAGACGCAGATTCAGTAATATCGATAGGGAAGTAATTAGACTCACCTGTGTAAGAGTACGAAAATACTTGATACTGTTTAGTTTGCTCAGTATTTTTAGTCCAGATATTTCTATTTTTATAGCTGGTTAAGCTGGTGTTTTGTCGTAAGAAGTTATAGTTAACTGGAACACTTACTGTGCTTGGTCCAGATGCGTATGTGATAGATTCTGTGTCGTAATTGTTAACAAATTGAATATCTCCAATGCTGTTAAAGTTACGATAGCTTAGTGGGAACCCTAACACTTTATCATTTGTGCCAGTTCCGACCCCGTATGAGAAAATAGCTGTACCAGCAAAGCTACTTACTGGGTAGTATGTGGTGTTGCCCAAACTACGGCCATTTTCGTCAATGATATCAAATAAAGGATTTTGATTTACACTGGTTTTTAGTTGGCCAGCTTTCCATGCTGTGCCGTTGTACCAGAAGTTTAGTCCTGCATTAGCACCTTTGGTAACATTAATACCATGGCCTTCTTCAACCGTTGCATCCTCTGCTAGTTCAAGGTGTAGTACGCGATCGGTTGTGCCAGTTGGGCCGTAGTTTCCAGTTACGTCAACAACACGAACAACATAGATACTATTACGTACACTCGGGTCAAAGTCGTCTGCAAAGACCACACGATAACCGTTAGCAAAATCAACTCCGTTAATGGTTACGTAATCGTTATTGCCAATCAACGCTCCCTCTACTTCGTTCATTGCATCAGTGATTACACCGCCGTTAACCAGTAAATCAACTGGCGCTTTTGCAACGCGGCAAGAGTTGAATAACTGTATGTGTCCTTCAAATTCAATAATAGGTCGTTGGGCACGTAGATTTTGGTCAGGTAGTGCTACTGTATTATTATAAGCGGCTGCGGCATGAATTACATCAACGTGGAACCAACGGTTGCTACGAGACCAAGCGTTGCTGTCAATGCTATCGCGGTTAATAGTAACGTAATCTGGAGTTGTGATGCCATTGGCAGCATACACTTCTGTGGTTACTAGGTCTGCGGCCTTAACTAGACGAATGCTTTTGCCAACACCTTCAACATAATATTCATTGTTTTGATATGCAGCCGGAACCACAGTTGAATCAAAACGAACTTTTAGACCATTAGTAAAAGTAACTCCGTTAGGGCTTGGGTATGAGGTTTTTCCAATGATATCGTTTTCAACATCGATTGTGTAGCCTTCGGCGTCAACAATCTGTATAACGCCAAATAGATTTTCGTTACTGCCGTCTTGGTAGTATAGGCGATCTAAAGTACTGGTAATTACTGGCACTTGCTTGTAAAACCCATCGCTACCCAAATAAAATTCTGTAGTCGCATAGTCAATACCGCTCTTAACGTAAACACGTTCGTTGGCATTAATTACTTGACCAGGAACCAATACAACCAAGTAGTCACCGTCTTCGACTGGATGCAATTCAATTGTCCAAACACTACGACGATCCTCAGTAGTAACAATTTCACCGGCATCGTAATACTTTACATCAAATCCCTCGTCGAACTTATCAAATACACCAGGAGTTTCCCAGAATGTGTCGTCTTGGTCGTTGTTAATGAAAATAACTGTTTTCTTGTTTAAGTCTGTAATAACACTGTCAAACGCCCCTGGATGATTTTCCAGAAGTCTGCTTAACATTTGATTTTGAACAGTGTTGTAGCTCAATGT